GATGCGGAGCGCTTTAATTTCTGAAGCGCTGAATTTCTCAAAAACCTCAACTAAAGACACTTCATTAATCTGGTATTTGTTGCCTAATTTGTTATTGCGCTCAACAACACTCACCACCTCAAACCAAGTTAACTCTTTTAGGCCATTAGTTACTGTGCCAGAACTAAGCTTGTTAGATCCTTTAAGCTTTCCGCCCTGTAATTGGCGATGTGAGATATGATCAGAAGGTTTATTAAATCCGTTAGTAAACCCCATAATCGCTGAATATACGTTCTTAGCTGCATCAGAAATAAACGGCTCTACCTCATAGTGGTAAAGACGGCTTTTCATGATAAAACCTTTAGATAATTGATCCGACATAGCATTACGCTCTTTCTTCGGAAAACGAACCAACTCTCCTTGCGGGATTGGCGGCTCTTGTGCTAAATTTGTTTTCATTCATTGCTCCTGTAATGAATATCGAAGCCTGATCCACGAAATCAGGCTTTTTTATTTGTCTAAATTCCCGTTAATCCCTTCCGATCCCTCTGAAAAGCTGACTTCTGTACTTAACTCCCGTACTAAAGCCGACATTCCCAAACGCTCGAAAGATTTTGCTTGTATATTGAATACATGCCACTCGCCAACTATCTCTTTTTCAATAAGAAAACCTAGATAGGCCGCGAGATCCTTTTCTTTAACATGAGCAAGTATTTTTGCTCGTTCATGGATTTCGGGAGATAAACGCACATGCGTAGATTTTTTTTCAAGGCTCATAAAACTTTCCTTATGCCGCTAGATGTTTTGGATTTGCTTTATCGAGTAACCATTCTTGAGTCACTTTCCCATTGCTGTGATCTGCAAGAATTTGTGCGTAATGGGTTTCACCTGTGTAGTCAGTACGTGGCAAAACTCCCTTCTCCGCCATCTTTCTTACAGCTACGTAGGAGATCCCAAGTAAAGACGCTGCGTTGGTTCGCCCACCAACAGCATCAATGGCTTGTTGAATAGGATTCATATTTTAAACCTTATTTAAACCAATTTCATATTTTTATTAAACCATGAGTTAAATTTAATTTCAACCTATGGTTGCTTCACAAATGTATTTTTTTAAACGAAAATTTAACCAAAGGTTACAAGTAATGATTGCAATGAGCACAATGGTTGAAAGAATTCAGGACGCCCTGAAAGCAAAGAAGTTATCTTGGTCGAAAGCTGCTACTTCAATTGGTTTATCTGCTCAAGCTCCAGCAAAGTGGAAAAAGGGACAGATAAGTAAAGAAACCCTAGATAAGCTTGCCGCATTACTTGAGGTTGATGCGGGATGGCTCCTTAATGGGAAAAACCCTGCAAAGCTTGATAACTTCAATATGCAAGAGTTCATGAGCAAACATGGGCTTACTAAAAAAGAAGAAGCATCATTTGATACAGACGACATCTTGGATGCTGATGTTGTTGAGTATGAAGTGGCTAACGGTTATGTATGGATAGATGTCGTGGAAGCTAGTTTTTCGTGTGGTACTGGGGAGTCTATTGAGTTCCATTTTGATGTAATTAATGGGAAGTACCCTTTCCCTCCTTCATTCTTTCAAAGGAAGATGGTTGATCCTAAATGCTTGAAGCTTATTAAAGCCAAGGGCGACAGCATGGCTGAATATATTCATGATCAGGATCTTGTGGGTATTGATGTATCTCAAACAGAAATTGTTGATGGTGAGATATATGCGGTTTACTTTGAAGGCGAAGGCATGATTAAACAGATTTTCAAGGAACAAGGTGGCGCGCTAGTCCTTCACAGTTTCAATGAAAAATATAGAGATAGAATAATCACAGAACAAAACGGAATTAACTTCAAAGTAATGGGACGCCAGGTGTGGCGAGCTGGTTAATTAAACCTAAATCACTTATTAAACCCGCCTAGTGCGGGTTTTATTTTGCTTATCAGAAAGATTTAAACCAGTTTAAACCTAATTCATAAAATTATTACCAAAGGTTTAAATTTATACTTGCTTTTATTTTATACCTTTGGTTTAATAATTCTCACCAGATAACAAAAAAGTCCCAGACATTCGACCGACGGGACTTTTACTCAATGAGTGAGATAAGTATGACAGAAAAAGCATTAATAGCAAAGCTGATCAAGAATCAGAACCGCAAGCAGACAATTAGACATTCTAACTCTGGCTTGGTTATGGCAAGCGTATTTGTTCTTTTAGCTTTCAGTGCCTTTGGCTACTTCAAATACCTTTCAGATGATGTGCAGAAGCATGATGAGTATGTCCGCGTTCAGGTTGAGGGGGTGAAGTGATGTATTACAAAGTTACTAGCCGTGCATGCTTAGATGCATATAACAAACTAGCTTCCGACCGGATCGCTCTTCGTGCAAACGCTAAACAATTTGCAAATGAATTTGATGCTGATCCAATTGTTCTTCAGGACTCTGACTCAATTTGGTTCTGTGGCATTGCATTCCGAGATAACTCAAAAGTGAATCGTGATATTTGGACTAAACCAGAACGTCAATATGGTTATTCATGGATTAGAACAAAACCATTGAAGAAAGTTTTGCAAACTGAATTTGATGCTGCAAAGGCTAAATATGATGAACTTTTTAAAAAGTATTTTCCTGATGGGCATAGAGTCGATAAAAACACTTTTTATTCAACTCTTGGCTTGGATGGATCAAGTTTCTTTTTCAGTTCATTCAAATGTTTTGAGCATGAAGGTTCTTTCTATATCGACACAACCATTGATATGCAGAAAGGAATAGAGATTCTAGGTTCAGAATATTCAGCAGCTTACAGTGCACATCAGAAAGCTCAAGCAAAGGAGCCCTCTCATGGATAACTACAAAAAACGTGAGTTCCTAGAACCTCAGGATGATGGCACTTACAAGCTCATTGAATGGACTTGTTTGACTTGCCCACCAGAAGATTATGTGGAGATTCCAGAGGGCGCAGAATTCTATATGGAGATGCGAGTAGGCCTTAAAGTTGGCTTCAAATTCTTCTTTAAATTTGATGACGAAGACCTACGCGTACTTTCAGGATCAGGTTGGCAGCATGCTTCTTATGACTCTATTCAGGAGTATGTAGACGAAGGTGATCAACTTTTATGGAGTCGTGAAACTGTTAAAAAAGACCCAGCCTTGATTAGCGGTGCGGAGGCGTTGCGAGCTTTGGCGGATGATAAAGAGGTTGAGTTTGAAAACGGATTCCAGAAAATTTGGATAGATATTAATTCTCTAACGATTAATGAAATTAAGGGTGAATATTTTATTGACTCTGATGACAGAGAGAAAAATAAAACTAAATTCCGCCTTAAGCCAACTACTATAAAAGTAAACGCTGAACTGCCTAAACCACACAAGGAAACTCAACAGAACACAGAAGTTTATGCAGTCACTTATGAGTTCAAAACACGCGAAGAACGCAATGCATTTGCAGACAAGCTGAGAGGTACTAACTCATGAACATGTTAGCCAATATCTCGTTTGATGCTGCTGTGTTCACAAGCCTTGAAGCAACTAACGTTGAAGTGATTAACGATGAGATTTACTTCTCTCTGATCTGTCCGAATAAAGAACACATCTTTGTTGTTGCTAAGTGCAGTGGCATAGAGAAAGAAAGCTCTTTTGAGTGGGATGAAGGCAATCCTCAATATGCTCAAGACGTATCTTTCACAATGCTTCAAGTGACTGAGTATAGCCGTCCTCATGTAGAAGATTTTGAGTTTGTAGACGCTATAGATGGTCAACCTTTCGCTCTAACTTCATCTCAGATTCAAGCAATCAATGAAGAGTTAGAAGAACTGGCAAGAGAAGAAAAAATCAATGAGTTGAGAGGTGGGTGATGTTCTGGACAGTTAGACAAAATAATTCTGGCGGATACTTCATCCAAAACGAAGTAGTTGATGAGTATCTATGTGTAGAAGCCAATTCAGTAGAAGAAGCTGAAAAACGAATTGAAGAGATTACAGCAGATCATTCTGAATTTTGCCCTTGTTGTGGTGAGCGTTGGTCTTATTGGTTTGACAAAGATAGTGGGCAAGACTTTCCACATGATGGGCATGGAGACCCACTTATTGATGGGCAGACTTACATCTATTCAAGACAAGGTGCTGCAATTATCCATTATCTGGATGGTCGAATTGAAAAGCTTGTGATGCAAAAGAATTAGGAGAAGATTATGAATGCGCCGGTAAATACACAAGTTCCAATGGTACAAGATCAGAATAATCAACTCTTTGGTTTAATTGAACGTGTGTTAAGTAGCCCAACACCTGACATGGCAATCATTGAAAAGATGCTAGACATGCAAGAGCGTGTTATGGCTAAGCAAGCTGAAATGGCTTTTGACCGTGACTTCGCAATGATGGCTCCTGAAATTCCAGTAATTGCGAACACTTCAAACGGCCATAACATTACATATGCAGCACTTGAAACTATTGATGCAGTAGTGCGACCTATCCTTTCCAAGTTTGGTTTTGCTACTTCTTATCGTGTTGAGCACCCTGAACCAACAAAGGTAAAAGTTACATGTGTTTTGATGCACAAAGATGGACATCGTGAAAGCACAAGTATGGAATTGAATGCTGATACTTCAGGATCTAAAAATGCAGTTCAAGCTTTAGGTTCAAGTGTCACCTACGGCAAACGCTATACCCTTTGTGCAATCTTAAATATCACTACTGCAAAAGAAGACGACAACGGGTTTGCAGCTAAGCCTTTCTGTCCAATGACACCTGAGCAAACCCAAATGCTCACAGGCTTGCAGGATCGCCTTGACCAGTTCCAACAACAACTATTCTTTGAGCAATTCGGGTCTATTGAGAACATTAATAAATCTCTATTTACCAAAGCTCAATCTGCATTGAATAAGTTGATCAAACAAGGAAATGGCAATGCTAATACTTGATTGTGAGCAAGGTTCGCCTGAATGGTTGCAAGCAAGAGCGGGTTTAATCACCTGCTCAGAGCTTGAGGCGGTTTTCTCTAAAGGTAAAGGCAATGAGAAATTCGGCAAAGGCGCAATCACTTACATGTATGAGTTGATTGGTGAGCAGATCACTGGTGAGCCTAAAGAAAGTTTTTCAGGATTTCATACAGAGCGCGGGCATGTTCATGAGCCAATGGCAATTGAACTTTATGAAATGCAGACAGGTCATGAAGTCGGTAAGTGCGGTTTCATTATTGGTGAGAGGTTCGGCTATAGCCCTGACGGTTTAGTAGGTGCAAATGGTTTGACAGAAGTTAAGTCAAAGCTACCAAAGTTACAAGCCCAAATTCTTTATGAAGGCGTTTTACCACCAGAACATTATTACCAATGTATGGGCGGTATTTCAGCAGCAGAACGTGAATGGATTGATTTCATTAGCTTCTGCCCTTCAATGCCATTGTTTGTAAAGCGCTTATACCGTGACGAGAAAGTAATAACAGAAATTAATAACCGTGTTGATCAATTCTTAGAAGAACTGGACAAGCGGAAACAGGTGATTTTGGGAGCAGCAGCATGACAGATTTGAATAAGCAAAGAGAGGCTTTTGAGGTGGCCTATTCGGAAGGTCGCAAGATATTTCCATCAACTTTAAAAAAGTATGCTGATGGCACTTACTACAATGGGGATGTGCGTGCAGCATGGAAGTGGTGGCAAGCTGGCAAAGCTCAGGCGGTGCCAGAATGGATTTCAGTTGATGATAAATGGCCTGAGTATGGTCAATTAATTTTAGTGGTTATAAGTGGTCAAACACAAACTAGAGTCTTTTTCAGGGATGGTTCTGATTGCAGTAAAGATTGGATTGAGCCTGTTAACGGTGATGATTGCCACAACACTATTTGCTGGGAAAAGGTAACACATTGGATGCCATTACCTAAGGCATCAAGCAAATCGGGAGCTGAGGGATGAGTGAATTAATCAAGGTTTTGGATGGTGGTGATTTTCGTGATCGTTGGAATGAGCTTTGTATCAAGCTAGAAGATTATGAAAACATCAATTGCGACAATTACGAACAAGAGCTTCATGATTTATTTGAATACCACAGCTTTGAATTTGATGAATCAAAGCACGAATATTGGGATTTTGAATAATGAAAAAAGTTAAAGCGGAAAGTAAGGAGGGGTGATGGGACAAGTAGTTAAAATAGAGGCTAGTATTCTAGAAAAGATTGTTGCAGTAGCTGAACGCATTGCACAGTCAAAAGAAGAACGCCGAGTGGGTCGTGAAGAATTTGCCCACATGCTCAATATTGAACCTGAAACTCTAGATGCTCGGATACGTGAAGGAAGATACCATAGGCCATTCAAGGATGGGCGAAAAAGTTTTTGGTTATTGTCGTACGTACAATCTGTCGTTACAGACACAAAAGAATCTGGTAAAGTAGCCACCAATTGAGGTGGCTTTATTTTATCCAAATATATAGGTACTTTATCAATCTTGAGTATCAAATTGAGTATCAAAACCACCTCAAAATAGAAATCCCTTATTTATTAGTGAGTTAAATCTAAAATGCTTCTAATGATCGAAAAGAAGCATTAAGCAAATCTAGAAAAATCTAACAAAATCTATAAAACCACAAATTGTTGAAAATTATTAAAAAGCCAAATCTAAACAAATCTAGCCAAACTATGCAAA